TGGATCATTGGTGGTTGGTGGCCTTCTTTGCGTAGGCGTTTGTATGCGTCCATGTCTTTGGTTTGTTGTTTTTCTGCTCCGGCGAGTCCGGCGGTGGTGCCGTGGTCTGTGCTGTAGAATCCTTCGCCTTTGAGTATGACGTTGGCTGCGTTGAATACGCGGTTGACTGTGCCGTCGCATACACCGGCGCAGTGGGTTAGTGGGTCTTCGTGGAATGTTTGGTGTGTTTCGTATTCTTCGCCGCAGGTTTGGCAGCGGTATTGGTAGGTGGGCATTATGCTGTCTCCGATTGTTCAATAAAGGTAGTGATAATCGTTTTATGTCCGCTCAAAGGAATCTCACCACGATGCGGATACAACCAATGCGACGGGAAAAGAAGAACCTTCCCTGCCTCAGGTTTGATCTTTAACCCTGACTTCGTGAACGTAGTTTCGCCGCCCTCTTCAACATCGTTCAAATAAATCAAAGCAGCAAGGAACCTACTTTTCGTTTCACCGAAAGGCCCGCCATCAATATGCTCCGTATAAAAACCATGACCCTCTTCGTAGCGTTGCACCTGAAAACCTGTGTCACCCAAAGGCCAACAGTAGCCCGCTAGTCCGTCGTACTGGGAAACGTAATGGTTGATGCACTTACTTAAAGAGGTTTGTATTTCGTCTTCAAACCACCCGTTTTCTTTTTCGTACAGTTCCCCCATTTTAGGGGAGAGTTCAAAGTCGGAGGAGTTTTTGACAGCAGGATTGACCCCCAGCATCGATTTGCCTTCCGCTAAAACACCTGCTTCCCACAGCGCATCCCAATGCTGGGCCAGTAAACCATCTACCTGTTTGCACGTTTCAGGGTTCACAGCGTTCTTGTAAACAGCGATACCGCCCCATAGCCCCGCAGGGAAATCTACGTTCATGCGCCTGTTGGCATAAAACCGATACCAGCGGATCGTTGAATCAGATCAAGTAGCCACGGTTCGACAATAGTGCCTGTAATGTCAGGCGGCTCAGTTGGTTCCTGAGCATCCGTGTTGCCTTCCAAAAAGAGTTGAACCTTATTTGGAGGCACGTTATCCCATATCCATGTTTTGATTTCTTCGGTCATCCCCAAACCGATAATCATCTGTTTGGCGACATCCACCATCGGCTCCGTCGAACCAAACAACTCTCCAGCGGTTTCCCACTCCAAAAGAAGTCTCAAAACTTCTTGCAGGGTGCGGGCAGTAACCGAATGTCGGCCTTTGACAACAGCAAGTTCAGCACCCTCGTCAGATGACTCCATGTAAACGATAGTACCACCACAATCAGGGTTCCCCATTACAACATCTAGGTACTCCAAGGAACTGAAAAGCAAATCATGGTTCCCTGTGAGCGCATACGGTTGAGTCAAAGACTCGCAGTTGCATACCTGCAACGCTTCGTCCCATTCGTGGAACCCCATAGGGCCAAAGTTGTTTATTCCCCCGTCGCAACGAACATGGCCGTCTTCATCGACAAGTTCAATGTTGGGTATCAGCCGTGTGAAAGAAAATATCCCCTTAGAGTTATTAACCGACCATGTGCTTCCGTCTTCGGTATATGTGCGGGCAGGGAGTTTATTGTAGTAGCCGACCCCACCACGATGCTGTGGCTGGTCAATAAAGTCTGCCATTATTTCCTCCATCAGGTTTTAATGATGAACACAAAGGGTTCAACATTAACTGTAGTGGACACGGTAGAAGAGGAAAGGGCGTGGTTGTGGTTTGCAGAGTTTGTAGTGACCGTAGCCGACATTGAGTGCGAGTGGGATGCTCCACCGTTCGCTGTCGTGAACCCATGAGTGTGGTTACCTGAGTTTCCCCCAGTAGTCACGTTGTGAGTATGCGAGGCCCCAGAAGCGTTCGTGCCATGTGTATGGGAAGCACCAGATGCGTTCGTATTGTGAGTGTGCCATGAAGACACATTCCCTGTGTTGGTATTGCCGTTGGTGCCTTTTGTGTAGACATGGCTATGGTTAGAAGAAGGGTTCCCCGTACTATGCGTATGGTTCGCAGAAGCATTCCCCGTATTATGAGTATGGTTAGCGGAACCATTACCCGAAGTACCATTATGCGTATGGTTAGCAGACTGATTACCCGTGTTCCCAGTATGCGTATGAGTAGCAGTAGCCGCACCAGTATTAGCCGAAAAGTTGTGCGTATGGCCGACAGACTCATTGCCCAACCCCAACGCATCCAAAGACGAAGCCCCAGCCAAAGTAGTAGCAGTAGGGGACGTACCCGAAGCGATACCCATCGCCAACTTGTCAATAGGGTTCGGCAGGTTAAACGTCGTAGACCCATCGCCTACGCCGTAACGAGTTCCGACCGCAGCAAACAAATCAGAATAGGTGGTTCGCGATACTGCCGCACCGTCGCATTCAAGCCAACCGCTAGGGGCAGTAGAACCCGCCCACATCGAAACAGCCCCCGAGGGAGAACCCCCAGCAGCAGCCCAAGAAGAACCACCCGAACCATTAGCCGTCAACACATCGCCAGAAGAAGCACCAGTAGCATCAGCCGAACCAATACCTAACTTAGTTTCAACCGCAATCAAAGCAGTCGAATGATTCGCATGAACAACATCATGCTCAAAACCCGTAGCATCCAAATCCGTCGTAGAAGACGGAGAAGGCTGTTCCGAAGAAGTATCCAAAGACGTAGGAAAGTTACTTGCCATCTAAATCACGCAGCCAATCGTTCATCAACACTCACAGAATACCCAGCATCAGCCAACAACCCAGCCTCAACCACAGTCAAATCGGGACCAACATGGCCCCCATAAATCACACGAGTAACATTAGCAGACGGAACAGGCTGCCTCTCCGTAACAGTCGCATTATCAACAATCCACACATTCACACCACGACGACGAGGCGTATAAAAACGAGCCAAACGATTCTCAACATCCAAAGCATTAAAGAACCGTTCACCCTCCTTCATCCGCGAACCAGAACCAGTAGAACCAGTATCCACACGGCGAGCCAACAAAGTCTCATCCGAAACCACACGGCCACGGATCACCGACGAAACAACCTCCGCCGACATACCTGCCTGATGTGCAGGAACAGTACCCACACAAGACACAGCGGCAGCAACAACATTGACAACAGAAGAGGCCGAAGCATCTCCCAATAATACTGTTCCGCCGACTTCGGCTGGCGCAACGACCGCGGTAACAGAAACATCGGCAACACCGACAGAACCCGCGCCCTCAACCGCAACCGGCGACGACTCAACAACACTCGCAACCGAAACAACCGCAACCGCAGAAACCGCAGCAACACTCGCAGGGGCGACAGAAGCCTCAACAACGACAGACGCAGAGGGGATCGAAACAGAACCAACAACTGCCCCGACCGCGTTAGCGTCACCCGAAACATTCGCAGCAGAAACAACCGCCGCCCCAGAAACAACCACACCCACCGAAACAGACGCAAACAAAACACCCTGGTAAGTAGCGTTAGGTTCGCGATACTCAATGTCCGCATGACGGTAATCAAGAGCTGTCACGTTCATGCTCCTCAATCAAACGGTGACGTTCCTCATGGACTTTCGTCCAAACCGTCAACCCAATAATATCCGAAGAAACATCTTCCAACCTGTCTTCCAACCTGCCCAACAACGAACCCGTCGTATGATGACCAGACATTGTTTCCTTCCGCATACGAGCAAGAACCAGCCCGAAAACACCAGTCACCAAAGCGGCACCAATAATCCCGAACGAAGCAACCCACTCAGCGGACATACCATTTACCCAATCAACGCTTTATACGTTTTACGGCCAACAATACCATCAGCGATCAAACCATGCGAAAACTGCCACTGCTGAACCGCAGCCCGAGACAACGGCCCAAACACGCCATCCGCCTTAGCCCCGACTTTGCCTTGAACCCAACGCACAAACGCTCCACGCATCCGAGGGCGACGCAAACGCAATACCTTAACATAAGGAGGAACAGTAGAAGGATGCGGACGAACCACAGCATTAGGTGACATCTCAGCCAAATGAGCATACGCCGTGTCACCAGGACACGCAGTGGCTTTCACATCGCGATGCCCCTTGATCGTAGGATCAGCAGTAATGCGACCTATTTTTTGACCCAACTCGATGAGTTCGCGAACAGCATCTACTGCTGCTTGGCTAATCGGTTGCTTCGTAGTATCGCCGATGATAACTATTGCGTAAGAGTTTTTGTTGTGGCCGCGGGTTGCTCCGGGCCGGTTACCCCAACCTCGTAGTTCGTAGACGCGCCCTGAGGCTACGCCAACAGCGAAAGAATACGCAATGTCAGCCCATCCTTTGCCGCGGTGAAAGTTTTGGTATCCGCGTAGGGTTGCGGCTTCGGCGGGGTAGGTGTCGTTGGCGAGCGTCGTGCCGCCATGATGTATAAAGATTTCACTTATAGGTTTCTTATGTTTCGTTGTCCAGCGGGGGGCTTTTGCTCCCCATCCGGCTCTATTCGTCGGTGTCATCGGAGGCTTCTTGCTTTAGTTGTTCGATTTCTTTTGCTTGGAGGTTGATGTTTGTCATGGTTGTAGTCTACCCGCTAGTAGTCCAGCGTTACGGTTATTAACGCTTTGTATATGCTGGAATGGTTCGCTAGATCAGAGTAGGAAGCATCGTTGCCGCCGGTAGAAGAAAAACTTGACGTACGGTTAGCGATCCACAGTTCTTTCGTGGACAACGCCGACGCAAGGCTAGTGTTTAGTGTGAAATCTTTAGCGGTACCCCACAACCAAGAATCTTGAGTCGTCGCATCCGTTGTCATGTTCGTGAGATTAATGTCAGCACTGGCGGTACCCGAGTTGATGGTCCCGTCGTACTGACCAAGATACCAAGTATCAGCGGTACCAGTAGTGCTGACCCCGGAACCAGTGTTGCGGAATAAAGAAACTTTCAACGCTGTGCAAGACGGGCGAGCAGCGATAGCGGTAGCAAAGTTGATGCCTGCCGTAGCATCCGTATCGGAAGTGAAATCCATGACAGTAATACCATCACCGAAACCATACGAACCGACCTTACATAACCCGTCGGTACGCCAACCAGAAGGCCGCCAACCCAAAGAGTTCGTCGCATAAAACGCGTAAGTAACAGGATCAGACTTAGACCAAGCCTTCACCCAGTTGCCAGTACCCGAACCCGACGAATACCAAACATGCTTCGGATTAGACCAGTTGCCGGTACCCGAACCAGTAGACCTGTTAACTTTCGTGCCGTTAGGAACCGTCGTCCAGTTACCTGTCCCCGACCCCGTTGAACGCTTCAACGTAGCCATCAGGAACTCGTATCAATCCAGATTTCCCCAGCAGCACCAGCAGACGGAGCGGTGGAAGCAATCGTTACCTTAGCGAAACCCAACCCGTTAATATCAGCGTAAGATTGGTCAGCGGTAGCAGCAGCCTCGATGCCATCAAGTTTCGTACCATCAGCAGCAACATCACGGCCATCAACGTTACCAGTAACAGTAATCGCACCAGAAACAGTCAACGCAGTCAAAGACCCAACAGACGTAATCGCAGGTTGAGCAGCAGTCGTCACCGTACCAGCAGTAGTAGCCGAAGTAGCCGACGTAGCAGTAGTAGCGTTACCCGAAGTGTCCTGCGTACCCGCAGCATCCACACCCGGTAAAGAAATGTTCCCCGTGCCATCAAACGACACACCCCCAATAGTGCGGGCAGTAGCCAAAGCGGTTGCCGTAGCCGCATTACCAGACGTATCGTTCGTAATCGCAGTAACAGCCCAAGTAGAAGTACCAGAACCGTTCGCTACTAAAATAGCGTTCGCGGCAGCAGCAGAAGCAGCCGAAGAACCTATACCAAGTTTAGTTTCCAACGCAAGAACCGCGCCATGCACATTTACATGGAGAAGGTCGTGTTCAAACCCTGTATCATCCATGTCTGTAGTAGACAAAATGTCTGTACGGAGAGTCCCCCCGCCCGTATCTAAAGCGTTCGGATAAGCAGTAGTCATTTATCCGCCTCCTACGGGGTCAAGTCCAGCGTCCAAATACCGCTGGCATTCCAAGTAATAGTAAACGTCCCATTCGCCGAAGAATAATCAGCACCAAAATCAACTAAACAAACCAACGGATCAGAAGCCAAAGTATCGTCGTAAAGAACAGCAGCGCGAGCAGACGAAATCGTAGACGAAGCCCACGCCACATCATCCGCATCAAACACTAAAGAACCAGAAGCACCAGTCAACGAAACAGTCGTCAACGCCGCACCACCAGCAGTATAAGCAGTACCCGAAACCTCATTCGCTGACAAGTCAGCCCAATAATCGTGGGTATCGAAATCAGGGGTAGCAGAGTTCGTTATCATCGCACACTTAAACGTGTCCGAACCAGTGTTCACAGCTAACTGGGTAGCGTCAAACACATCCCGAAAAGTCGGAACAAACAAGCCAGAAGCAGAAACAGCCATTAGTTTTTATCATCCTTCTGCACGACCTTCAAGTCCACAGATTGAGGAACAACCGTCGCATCAACGCGGCCATCCCAATGCTCAGTACGCACACCACCAACAGAACCATCAGAATCCCGTTTAACCAGGGAAGAGTTCTTAGAACCACGGCGAGTCATAAACCCAACCGAAGCATATTTACCAGTCACTTCTTAGACCTCCGAGGCGTACGAACCTTTTTTTTCTTCTGCTTTTGTTTCTTATATTTCACAAAAGCACCTTAATAGAGATGGAAACCGACCCTGATGATTTGCCGCAAGAAAACTTGCCACCAGGGTCGGTAAACATCATAAACTCAACTCCTAGTTGGAGCCAATACTTGAAGCCGACTCAATGCGGTACAGTGATTCCTCGCGGAAACGACCGAAACCACACATCGCGTACCAACCAACAGGTTGGAAACGACGAAGCTTGTCGGTAACAGGACCGAAGACGACCTGCGGATCAGCACCGTACATAGTGCTGTACGCGTGAGCCAAGCCTTCTTGCCCAACAATCAGGGTTCCGTAAGCATCAACGGTAGAAGCACCACCGTCAGTTACCTTCAAAGCCCGAGGGGTTTGAATGAAGGTGACACCATCGAAGGTACCGATTTCGCCTTTTTTGACGTTATCGGAATCCGAACGAATCTGGAACGAACGCAAATCGGCAGTACCAGTCTGCTCAATCATGTCGTAAGCCACATCCGGGTGGATGAACCCCATGTAACAAGGACCCCAAGTAGGAGCCGAAGCTGCCCGCAAGTTAGCCACTGCTTCACGAATGGAAGAAGAGGTTAAGGTGTCCGAAGCGGTCAAAGCCCCGCGAGAGGTTTGACCAATGTATTTAACGTTAGAACCGGCGTATGCTACGTCGGCTACGATTTGGTCGATACTGTCAGCGGCGTTATAACCGATGACGTTAGCAGCGTCCTCATCAACGTTGAGAAACGACTGTCCGCGCAAAGCAGCAGTAGTTTCAATAGTGTTACCGTACTCAGCAAGAGTAACAGTTACTTGGGTATCAGCCATAGCCACCGAAGTGGTATCGCTAGTTTCAGTGAGTGCAGAAGTTGCTTGCGACAGATCGCTGTACTTTGTGAACGTGACACCGCTACCACGATGAGACTGGTTCGTAGCACGAACAGTCGCATAATCAGCATGAAGCGGGTTGGCACGGAACGCAAAGTAAGCCAACTGTTGAAAAGCAACCTGATCTGAACTCAGGCTGGATTTCTGGGTGTAAGCCATTAGATATTACTTTCCTGTTTAGTAGTTTGAAACAGTGAAAATAACTATCCTTGGACGTTGATCGAACCACCTTCAGATTGCCACAAAGC